CAATTATAGAAACAGTTATAGAATATGAACACCCCGATTATCAAGACGCATTAAGCAATAAAAATAAAATTGGAAGATTTTTCAAAAATATGGGCAATTTGATGCCTGGAGAGTTTAGAAAGCAAATGAGAGAAGTCGTAGATTCTTTACCCGAACAAGATCAAATGCCGGCCAATCCTACTCTTTGTGCTACTCCCGAACAATTAGATAATTTTAAAGAGTTGCGATGTTCGCTCTTAGAAGGAAGAGCAACAAAAGCACAATGCGATCAAATGTTTGACAATATGCAGAGCAATGCAATAAACGATTTAGATCAGTTAGGAAATATTATACAGAATTTCCCTCAGTTTTTAGCGGATAGTATGCCACCGGTTCAATCTTCGCCAGGTTGTGATGATGGTCTTGTTCCATACGAATCTGAAGAAATGGCAGCCGCCAACACTCAAAACCTAAGCAGCGAATTAGACCAATTAAAGATGGATTTTTCTTACGATATGTTAGGAAACGGCCCCTTCAAACATCAATGGGGTTTCATTAATATGATTATGTCTGATACAATGGGTAAACCATTTACAGCACACAAAAGAAAGTCGCACTTTTTGAGAAGAAGATATGTCGATTATTATGTTGATTTGGACCAGTCCGACGGTAAAGACGACGACGGCGCCTCCGCCGGTTCTTTTGTTGACGTATGGAAACAAAAAGGGGCTTATCCAAATAAATTGGCAGGATGGTTAGAAGATGATTTACAAGCAAAAGCTGCTGCTGGAATATCATTCACATCGGCCAATGATGTTGAAGAAGATGAAGTATTTAAAAAATCTTTTGATGATTTTGGAATAAACAATTTTAAAGGAAGCCCACAACACTTATTGATGTTGCCCGATATGGGCTACAATGTTGAAAGGGGTGTCGATATAGAGAATGAACAAATCACATTCACTAGAAAAGCACGAAAAGCCACACCTGATGTTACTTTAACATTTTATGATAATGGTCAGGGAGAAGCAGAACGTAAAAAAATGTATGTTTCTGGTTTTGAAATGAATATGTACGTATCCGATATAGAACAATCAGGCAGTACATATGTTAACCGTTATGATGTGGTAGAAGGAGTAGAAAACGGTGAAACAGTAGAAATTAAAATTCCAAGTGATAATGTCAGAATTTTGATTAATGAACTGCAAAATTCTTCTAATAGCCCTGATTCCTATGGAGAATATAAATCTGATGAGGATAAAGAGGCCGAGGAAGATGATGTTGATGGAACAACCATCAATAGACAATATGAGTTTTTGTCTGTTGAAGATACTTTGAGTGAAGTGGATACTTCGGCTTATCCAGAATTTCTTGCCGCTTTTGAAGCAGAACAAAGTTATACGCCACAAGTTATTCTTCTAAAAGAAATGGTAAATGAACAAGGATATAATTATACAAACGAATCTATTAAGTCGTTATATGATGATTTTATGTCTTCAGCAATGACTGAGTTTATGACCGTTGTATCAGAAAATAGTGCTTCTTTCGACTATGGTGCCGTTTTTGATGATTTAACTGCTGATGATGTTACATATGTTGTAGATGATGGACAAACTGAATCTGATGCCGATACTGAATATTTTGAGGCTAAAGTAGATGATGGAGACGGTGGTACTCGAGATATTAAAAATGATGATCAAATTCTTGGTATTAGTAGAATGCAATATGAACGCGGAGAAGAAGACAACAGAGTTATTTATTTAGATCCAATTCAATACGGTGGATCTTATATGAATCCCCCTCTTTATATTAAACCATTACAAAATAAAGGATGGCTCGGCTTTATAGATGTCATGTTCCCAGAGATAAGCCCTTGTAAGCCATTTAGAACCGATTTAATAGACTTTGGTGATATTAGCGATATAGTTAGTGAATCTTATCAAACACTTCCGGACGATGAAAGATTATTATCTGACCCTGAATGTGTTGTTGAAAAACCATACAACCGAATTCTTGAAAGGACTTCTGCAGCCGGCTTAGAAGGATTAATAATGGCAGCCATTAGAATTTATGCCGCCACACACTTTATGAAAGCATTGACAACTTTTACTACTTTTTATCCTAAATTTCCTGAAACTTTTAGCTCTATGTATGCTTCTTATATTGTAGAAGTTATGGAAGTGTCTTTTAAAGATGCTCAAAAACCTGGTTGGGAATTTTTTAATCCATTTAAAGATGAAGAATTTTGGTATGCTTTTTTGGAGCAATCTGTCCAAATGTATGCTAGGCGTGTAGACAGTGGAAATATAGAAGATCCTTCACCGGTCGCATTAAACGCATGTATACAATTGAATGGTATGCAGGAAGATTACGACTATCCTGACAGACAAGATTTACGAGAAGCAAAAGGCCTTGATGATATTGCCGCCGCCGCCGCTGTTGCCGCTGCCGCTGCCGCAACCGGTGGAACTGCTGCTGCAGCCGCTGGTGCGGCAGGCGTTGCCGCAACTGCTGCCACTGCCGGCACCGTGAGTATTTTTAAAACTCTCAAAGAATATAGATCAGAGAAGAATCTTGAAGCAGTACAAGAAACAGAAGACATCGCAAAATTGGTTCTTAAAGAATTGGTGATGGAACAATTAACATTTATGGGTGAAAAATTTATTAAGAATCTCGAAATTATAGGAATGACTCCAAGTATTTATGATTTAGATTATTTCTTGCTTACCAATCTGACACAAGGTGGTATTGATTTAGATTTGAATAAAGAAATCAAAGAAGAAACAGCCGATTTACCCGATAGCCCAGAAGAAGAATTATATACTGGCGGCGGAGAAATGTATGTTTCTGAAAAAAATGATGAGGAAGGTGAATTTGAGCAAGGCGAAGAATATATAGGATATTATCATGCTTATACTGATGAAGAAGGAAATCTTCAATATATAGCCGGCGAATTTCACAATGATATGCCACAAGATATATTAAAACCATTTGCTAGTAAGGTGATTGTTCCAATTGGAGATGTAGAAGAATATGATTATAGTCCCTCCTCAGACACATCACAACCATTTGTGATTGAAAAATATATAAGTATTAATGGAACTAAGACAGAGCCATCAACAGCACAAGATAAGATTTTATCACAAGATAATTCATTGAACATCTCGGACGTTTATCCAGGTACTTTAGAAGTTGTAACAGATACCAGTGATGAAGGAGTGGGCTTACAAGGAGAATTAGGTGTTCGTTATGGATTACAATTCTCCATAGTAGTAGAGGGAACAAAAATAGAAATTACCTCAGTTGAAGTAGATGCTTTAGACTTGCCAATCGGCCAATTTGCTCCTTTTGAAGGAGATAGCAAATTATTATTGTGCTTAATCAATCTTTTGAAGGAAGATGATAAATTTAAATTAATCTCGCGTTATATCTTCCCATTGAATAAGATTACGGCAATGATCGCAATTTATAATGATTTAGCTTTTCTAAAGTCGATTGGTGAAAAAACAGTTGAATTGGGTGCCTACAAGTCGTCCGACGCGGCAACAAAACCCGGATCTTATGTAGATAGCGTAGATGAAACAACGGGCATTCCTATTGTTTCGCCCGGCGCAGATGGCTGGACAAATATTGGAGATCGAGAGGGAAAAATTACACCTTTTGTAAAAACTTGGGATGAATGGGATAAAGAATTGTTAATACAATCTAATAGTAGAATAAAAAGATTATTTAAGAATTATTATAAATCTAGAGATTTTACTGCCGGCGATGAAGACAAAGATACTAAAATTGGAAAAATACTCTTAAATGAACTAAGAGAGAGATTCAAACCAGCAGCCGGCCGCCAGCTTCTTCCATGGTGGAAGAAAAGAATGCTCAAAACAAATCCGTTTAATGCTAGTGGTGAATTGTGTGAAAATAGTGATTAGGTGATAATTATAGAAAGGTGTAAAATATGAATGCTTTTGGAGTAGCGTTACCATTGCAGAGAGATTCAGCCGATGGCTTCGCAATGATTAAGACTATTAAAAAATTAGTCAAACAGAATTTAAAAATGCTTTTGTTAACCAATCCTGGTGAAAGAGTTATGGCGCCAAATTTTGGAGTTGGAATAAAACAGTTTTTATTTCATAATTTTGGAACCAATACACAAGTTCAAATTGAAGATAAAATTAAAGAGCAGGTAAAAATTTATATGCCAGCAGTCCGAATATCTGAAATCAATTTTGGACTTACGGACCCAGATCACAATACACTAGGTTTTTCAATAGTATATTCTGTGCCAGGCATAAATATCAAAGATTTCTTAGAATTTACTATTTAAAATTGAGGATTTTATATGTCTAATGAACAAAAGAAAATAGTACCCATCAATTATACTCATAGAGAGTTTAGTTCCATAAAGCAAGATCTAATGGAGATAGCGGAACGATTTTATCCTGATAATTTTCAGGATTTTAGCGAGGCCTCGTTCGGAGCCCTAATGTTAGATGCTGTGGCATATGTGGGTGATCAATTATCATTTTATATAGATTATAGTGTAAATGAGGCCTTTTTAGACACCGCGTATCAGTATAATAATGTTTTACGCCATGGCCGAATATTGGGATATAAATCATCTGGCCGTCCATCTACATATGGAAGAGTTGCTCTTTATATTTTGGTACCCGCGTCAGGAACTGCCATTGGACCAGATACTGATTATATACCGATTCTTAAAAGAGGCAGCCGTTTTACTTCTGAAAATGCTTTAAATTTCGTTTTAACAGAAAATGTTGATTTTTCTGATCCTAAAAATCCAATTGTAGTTGCTCGTGTAGATGGATCCACCGGCGCGCCTACTTTTTATGCTATCAAAGCATATGGAAATATTGTTTCTGGCTACTTTGGCCAAGAACAGGTAGAAGTTGGTTCGTACACAAGATTCAAAAGAGTAAAACTATCAAGCCGGAATATCACAGAAATTATTTCCGTGATAGACTCTAATGGTAATGAATTTTTTGAAGTTGATTATCTTTCACAAGATATTGTATTTAAAGAAATCCCGAATAATAATTTTAAAAATGATAATGTACCATCGATTATAAAACCATATTTGGTATCTCGTAAATTCATTGTCCAAAGAACAAAAAATAATATATTTTTGCAATTTGGAAGTGGAAAGACGGGCGAAACAAATGTAGTAGCAGAGCCCCAGGCGGTCGCATTTGATATTTTTGGTAAGGATTATGTTACTGATACCACTTTTGATCCTACTAGATTAACAAAGAATGAAAATTTTGGAATTGTACCATCTAATACCACTTTGACCGTTGTTTATAGGACTACTAATCCGACAAATTCAAATTCAGCCGTGGGGACCGTCAACGTTGTATCAAACGCATTAAC